CGTAAATATGTCGTATATACTGTGGACTTGTCACAGCGTCACGACGGTGAGTCTATGGACGATTTTATGGTTAGGGTACGTGACGAGGGTTTAGGTAAGTATGACGTTATAGGGTAAGGTAGTGAAGCAGGTGAATTTGTTAAATTAGTTAATTAATTTATGGGCGATTTAAATCTTACAGGCGTATCTATTTTACAAGGTAGTAAATTTGACTATGGTAAATTGCGTTGGGATTTGTTACCTATTGCAGAGATTGAAGACATAGTTAAAATATTAACATTCGGCGCTATTAAATATGCTCCTAATAATTGGCAATTAGTTGATAATGGTATTGAAAGATATTACGCAGCATTAATGCGTCATTTAGTTGCTTGGCGTAAAGGTGAGTTAATTGACCAGGAGTCTGGTGAATCACATTTATCGCATGCTGCTTGTTGTTTAATATTTATAATGTGGCTAAATAAACATGGTTCCAAAGAAACGGCGTAGGTATATAGACTATTTTTTAGATAATTTTAAATTTGTAATTACTTTAGATCCATCAGTGTATGGTTCTGTAGGTGAAGATAAGACTAAAAAAGATGAAAAAAGGCAATCTAACAAACAAAGCTAAATATAGGGTAAATTATACCACCGATCAACTTAATTGTGGTAATTGTTTATACTCTACTAATGACTGGGCTGGGGACAATGGTAAATGTACTGTATTTGGTGGTGTTATATTTGACATTATACGTACAGGTATTTGTAGGTTACATTCAAAATTTGGGCACGGTTCAAGGGAATGGTAATATTTAAGCGTGACACCACTAGGGACGTTAAGTGGTTAGACAAATTAGAGGATATATATGATGAGGACTATCTCAGGGTATATACTATATTTGGGTTTATTAAAGTAGTACATAAATTTAAGGTACGTAATGATATTAATAACACTAAAGAACTTAAAATAAAAGGTTTTAAAAATGAAAAGTAAAGTTGTATATGAATACCTAGTGACTAAGGATTGGTTTGGTTCACTAGAGAAGGGTTGTAGGTTATACTATGACCATACCAGGGGTGGTTATGTTTACCACACTGAGACAGAAAATACGTACAAATCAGATAAGTATGTTTCAACTGAAACAAGCGAATCAGATTATTTTATAAGTATTGATGTAGCTGAAAACTATATTAAAAGAGAAGCTCTTATACCAGGTCCTGAGTTGGGCGAACTAGTTATGAGTGAATAGTTATGGCAGACAAAGGAATGGATTTTAAATATGGCGACCTTGTAGTTACATGTGGTCAATGTGGTAATACTGAAACATTAGATACGTATGTAACAGATGGTATAGATATCATGTTATTTAATAAGCATGATAGTTATTTTAGGATGAAGTGTACCAGTTGTGGTTCAAGTTTAGAGATTCGTTTAGTACCTAGTAAAGATGCAGACGACGATATACTAACTACTACTGATGAAGAAATTATAAATACTGAAGTAAATGAAGAACTTTCGCAAGAAAATCCCATTGAAGAAATTGTACAGTGAATATGTTAAAATGATGAATGGTTATTTTGGCCTCTCTAAACGGGAGGCTGAAGTTTATTCATTTATCGTAAAATTAGATAGTGAATGGAAACCCATTTCAGATAAAGATATTAAAGATGTTTTGTCTACTACTAATCGTAAACTAATCATTCGTGAGTGTAATATAAATAAAACTAACCTTAGTCGTTTGGTTGCTAAATTAATTGACCAGGGTTTAATTGTTTATACAGCTGACCATTGTTATGAATTACCTAGTGCTATTGCATTAGATATTTCAAGTGGTATAGTAGAGACAACATTTACATTTGAGATAGTTAACGATGACGGAGCAAGACAAAATAATTAAACATATTTCCTTAATTAAATTTAAAGACCCAAGGATAGTACGAGAAATAGTGTACCATCCATTGATATTTGCTAAGAAAATCATGGCAGATCCTGATGACTATAGACCTATCAGGATTCGCTATTTTGGGGCATTTGTACTAAAATTTATACATAATAAAGAGATGTTTAAACGTCTAGGTATTATTGTTGAGGCCTTAAAAAGTAATCCAGACTTATATAAAATATTTATTGATCCTACTTTTAATAATTCAAAAGAAGCAATTATTTATGTTAATGAATTATTTAGGGCTAATGATGGTGAGTCAGTAAATGCTGTTTATGATACCATAACTAAAGCTATTAATAAGGAATAATTATTTTAGGGTTAGTAAATAAAACAAGTAACATTTTTGTATATATTATTATATAATAGGTATAAATGAGAGTATTTGATATTGTTTCCGGTGAGGTAATAGTCGATCCGAGTAGATTAATGATTCCTGAATTTAGGGCATTATGGCAAAGAGATAAAACTAAAGACAAACAACGTGTAACTAAAGAATTAGCATATATTGTTTTTTCTTATGATTTATCTGCAGATAATCCATATCGTGGTTATTCAGAGTATGAACGAGATATTGTTTTAAAACGTGATTTGTTTAACGACCCTAATTGGGTACCAGACGATAAGATAACAGCAGCTATAGATAAGTTTAAAAAACTTATGGAAACTACTAATACACGTGTATTATTAGGTGCTAAGAAGGCTGCAGAAGAGTTAGCTAAATGGTTTGAACAGGTAGATTTTACAAAGGTAGATGCATATGGCAAACCTGTTTTTTCTGCTACTGAACTATCTAGGAATCTTAAAGAAGTAGGTAGTATAGTCAAATCGTTGGCTCAATTGGAAGATATGGTTAGACGTGAACAAGTAGATAAGACAACTACTCGTGGTGGTACAGATATAGGTATGTATGAAATACCTTCAATAAACGGTGATTATGGCATATAAAGTCAAAGTAAAATATGAAGAAAATGCCGATAAGTTTAGGCAACCTGCTGTTTGTTTTCAAACAAATGGTTATTATACAGCCATACCTAGAGGCACTACTGAATATCGTAAGTTTTGGGATGAGGAATATAGGCGTTGTTTATTTGGTCATACTGCTGAAGATGGTGATTATATAACAGGATATTTTTATTTTTATCTTAATTACTGTCCTATACTATTGACTATAAAGGAAAAGACTAAAATGTCTAATGGTCAATATCGTGAATCAATTCGTAGGATTAGGGACTTTCCTAGGTTTTATGATTATGACAGAGCTTATTTTGATGCTATTGATGAGGCTGAAAGAACTGGTAAACATTTGGTTGTTATAAAGAAACGTGGTGCTGGTTATTCATTTAAAGCAGCATCTATGTTATGTCGTAATTTCTTTTTAATTCCTGATTCTAAATCATATGCTATAGCTTCAGAAAATGAATTCTTAATCAAAGATGGAGTTTTAACTAAAGCTTGGGATATAATGGATTGGATCAATGAACATACTCCTTGGTCAAAGAAATGTCAAAAGATAGACCAGAAGATGCATAAACGTGCATCTATAGTAATAAATAAAGATGGTGTTCAAACTGAGATAGGATATAAGTCAGAGGTAATAGGTATAAGTTTAAAGAACGATCCTCAAAAAGCTAGGGGTAAAAGAGGTAAATTAATCATTTGGGAAGAGGCTGGTAAGTTCCCTAATTTGAAAGCAGCTTGGCAAATTGCTAGACCTTCTGTTGAAGATTCTGGTGTAGCATTTGGTTTAATGATAGCCTATGGTACAGGTGGTTCAGATGATGCTGATTATACTGGCTTAAAAGATCTATACTATGAGCCTAAAGCATATAACGCTTTAGCAATAAGTAATGATTGGGATGAAGAGAATTATGGTGGTGAATGTGGTTTTTTTGTACCAGAATATTATAATGTAACAGATGTATATAATGGTGATGACTCTGAATATATAGGTCAACCATTTATGGATTCTAATGGTAATTCAAATATATTTTTATCAAAGAAATATGCAGTAGAAGAAAGAAAGAAAATAGTTGAAAATGCTAGTGATAGAACAGCTATAGATAGATATATTTGTGAGCATCCATTTACCCCAGCTGAAGCAACCTTAAATATAAAAGGTAATATCTTTCCTAAAGCAGATTTAATACGTCATTTAGCTAATATACGTAATTCTAAAAAATTGCAGAATTTTAAGCAAGTAGGGGAATTAGTATCTGAAATAGATGGTGTACTTAAGTGGGAAATAAAGAGTTCGTTAAAAGCATTAAATAAGTATAGATTAGAAGTAGGAGAAGATAAACATGGTGCTATTACTATATGGGAGCATCCTGTAGATAATCCACCATATGGTTTATATATAGCTGGTTGTTTATTACCTGGTGAAAAAGTATTAACAGATAAAGGTCTTATTAATGTAGAAGATATAGATCACTCTTATAAGTTAATAAATAAAGATGGAGAATTTGTTGATATAAACACTTTGCTTAGATATAATAAAAAAGATGAGCCAGTATATAAAATCCATATGTCAAATATTGATAGACCAACAAATTATACTCAAGAACATCCTTTATATTTATCAAAAACAATAAATAATGAATTTAATTTTATAGAAGTTAAGCATGCTAAAATTGGTATGTGGACTAAATATCCTAATTTTTATAATAAAATTAAAAATGTTCCACTAGAATTATGGGATAAATATAAAACAAAAAGGAAATTTAATACTATTAATCCAATGAATAATGAAGATTTTTGGTGGTTTGTAGGTCATTGGCTTGGAGATGGTTTTAATAATAAACAAGGTAATAATTATACAATATATAATTCATTTGGATTAAAAGAAACAGAATATGTTTTAAAATATAAAGATATAGTAACAAGACTATTTAGTAGACATCCTTGTTTAAAATTACAGAATGGTAGTAATACTTATAAGTTTGAATATAAACAATTATATTTATTTTTAGAAGATAATTTTGGTAAATATGCTAATGGTAAATATATATCTGAATGGGTTAAATTTTTACCAATTAATTTAAAAAATCATCTTATATTAGGATATATGGATTCTGATGGTTCTGTATATAAAGATAGAGGTATGATAAGATCTACTTTTAAAAGTATAAACAGAAGGTTATTAAATGATATACAAGATATTTTATTTTCTATAGGTATTGTTAGTTCTTTTAATTTAAGCGATAAACCATATATTTATAATATAAATGGTAAACATGGAGAAACGAAACAAAGTTATGCGTTACATTTAAATCAAATAGAACTTAAAAAATTTGCAGATAAGTTTGATTTTAATTGTAATAGTAGAAAATTGGAATTAGCAAAACAAATAGAATTTAAACAAAAACCTAAAAAATCAGAAACTTGTATAATATCTGAAGATGGTAATTATATATATATTAAAATAAATAATATAGAAGAGTCTACTTATACTGGTATAGTTTATAATTTTGATTGTGAAACGCATACTTTCGTTACTCAGTACTGTACTGGACACAACTGCGACCCCTATGATCATGACCACTCTACTACAGATTCTCTTGGATCTTGTATAGTATATAAAAGGTTTCAAAACTTCGAATCCTACTATGATTTACCAGTCGCTGAATATACTGGTAGACCAGATACAGCTGAAGAATTTTATGAAATAGTTCGCAGACTAGTTAAATACTATAATGCTAAATTATTGTATGAAAATGAAAAGAAAGGATTGTATGTATATTTTAGTCAAAAACACGAAGAATTTTTATTAGGGGATCAACCAGATATTATAAATGATGTACTTCAGAATACTACTAAAGTAGCTAGGAAGAAGGGTATACATATGAATAAAGAAATCAAATTGTGGGGTGAGCGATTAATTAAGGATTGGCTTAATGAAGAATATGCTCCTGGCTCAAAAAATTTAACCAAAGTTTTTTCAGAACCATTATTAGAAGAATTAATTTCTTATAATGAAGATGGTAACTTTGATAGGGTAATGGCTTTTATGATGATAATGATTTATAAAGAAGAGCTTCATCATGTACATGTAAAAAGCAAAAAAGAATATGATAAGTCTAGATGGTTGTTTTCAGAACCATTGTTTAAGCAGTTAAATAAAATAGGTTGGCTATAAAAATAAAAGAATGAGATACGAAAGTAATATTTTTCCAGTACAGAAAGTACCTCTCAGAGAAAAAACTGAAGAATGGAAAAAGCAATGTGTAGATGCAATCATTGCTAAAAATCCAACTGGGCCTGTCATAGATGGCTATGATAGAAAGGAAAGGATGAGAATAGCATATGATTTGTATAATAGTAACTTTGATGAAAAAGATTTCAAACATGTAACAGATCCATTTAATGTAGGAGATACCTTTCCTTCTAAAATGCAAAATTATAATATTGTTCGACCTAAGATTGATCTGCTTTTAGGGGAAGAAAGTAAGAGACCTTTTACTTTCAAAGTTATTCAAACTAATGATGATGCTGTAACTCAAATGCAGCAAGAGTATAAAGAAATGGTGCTCAGATATTTGATTGATAATATAAATCAAGAAAAAGCAGATGATTCTTATTTAGCAGATATGCAGAGGTATATGAAATTTAGTTATAAAAATATAGCTGAAGATACTGCATACAATGCTTTGAATTATCTTAAAGAAAAATTAAATATTACCAATGAATTTCTTAAAGGTTGGAAGGATGCTTTAATTGCAGGAGAAGAAATATATTATATAGGTGTACTTAATGGTGATCCAGTATTTGAAAGAGTTAATCCTCTCTACTGTGATTATGATAGATCTCAAGAGGTTGAATTTATAGATCAATCTACTTGGTTTAAGCGACTTATGTATATGACTCCTTCTAGTATATATGATAGATGGTATAATAAATTAGAAGAGAAAGATTTAGATAATATTCTTAAAATGGTAAGAGGAGACTCTACCAGTGCAAAAGCTCCATCAGGAGGAGTTGTATGGAATACTAATTTTAATAGTCATCTACTTAATGCTGAAGAAATAGAGGATGCTCTTGAAGTGTATCATGTAATATGGACATCTTATAAGAAGATTGGTTTTTTATCTATCCCACTTGAAAACGGTGAAGAAGAGGTTGTAATGATTGATGAAAATTATGAAGAGCAACCAGAAGATAAAATAGATTGGGAATGGATTACGGAAATATATGAAGGATACAGAGCTGGTGAAGATATATATTTTGGTATTCAACCAATAGAATTTCAACATCAATCTGTAGAATCTTTGTACGATAATAAAATACCATTTACTGGGGCAGTATATAGTAATACTAATTCTAGGGGTAAATCATTACTTGAAATAATGAAACCTTTACAGTATATGTATTTGGTGCTTTGGTATAGGTTAGATATTGCTTTAGCTAGAGATAAAGGTAAAGCTCTTATGATGGATATAACCCAGATACCTAAATCTATGGGTGTTACTACTGAGAAGTTTTTACATTATCTATCATCTTTAGGAGTAGTATTTTTTAATCCTTATGAAGAAGGTTGGGATGTACCTGGTCGTGAAGGTGGTAAACCAGCATCTTTTAATCAGTTTACTTCTGTTGATTTAAGTATGTCGAATGTCATAGCTGGTTATATTCAGTTAATGGCTAAGATAGAAGATATGATTGGGGAAGTATCTGGTGTATCTAGGCAGAGACAAGGGCAGATACAGAAAGATGAATTAGTAGGTAATGTACAGCAAACTATAATTCAATCTTCTCACATAACAGAACCTTTATTCTGGAAACATAATCAGGTTAAACGTAGATGTTTAAATATGTTACTTGATACATCTAAATATGCTTGGGGAAATAGTAATAAGAAAACTTTACATTTTGTTTTGCCAGATATGTCTAGAGTATTTAGTGAAGTAACTCAAGATTTCTTATATGCAGATTTGGACGTATTTGTTATTGATTCTACTAAAGAAACTCAAGATATTGAAAGACTTAAGAGTTTGTTACCATATGCTACTCAGAATGGTGCTACATTACTTGAAGCAGCTGAAGTTGCCACTGGTGATAATATTCTTAGGATTAAAAGACAATTAGCTGAGATAGATGATCGTAAGATTAAACAGCAAGAAGAAATGGCTCAGAGAGAGCAGGAAACTCAGTTACAGTTGCAGCAGATGATTGCTCAACAGAAAGCTGAAGAAAATAGAATAAAAGAAGAAGATTCTATTCGTAAGTCTGAAACAGC